AGTGCAACAGGTAAAAGAGCGGCATAAAATACAAACCTTCTTTACTGAGCTTGTACCGTCATCTAACGGCTACATGATGGCGCAATGCCCGTTTCACGAAGATAATAACCCTTCATTCTGGATAGATACAAAACGACAGATATGCAACTGTAATAAATGCCAGTTCCCGCGACCGCTCGATGTAATAAATTTATACGCTAGGATGCAGGGCGTAGACGATAAAACCGCGCTGAATATGCTGGTAAATAGCATATAATTGTCCGTTTTTGGTACAAAATGGCACAAAAAACGATGTTAAACGTCATTTTTTACACGTTTTTTACACAAAAATGTACTAATTAGGCATATAATGTACCTAGTTAGTGCATTTTTTGTGCTAAAACCGCACTCCCCCACTGTTAAATGGCATCGGGGGGGGGGTAAAAAAGGGGTTTAGGACGCAAATTGCGTTTGAGGATGTATGTTTTGGATAGAAATAGGCAAAACCCGTATTTTAGATTGGTAGTTTATTATACGATTTTGCACCGTTTGCTACTGTGTGATGCTGAGAGCATGTATACATGGCATGGGTTGATGTCAAACACTATAGAGATTTGGAGAGCAAATGAACAAAAAAAGTCCTAGCGGTCGGCATTTTATAATTCCGTTTATGCTATTTGTTGTTGGCACATTACCTTTCTGGTACAGTGAGTTATTTAGCGGTTTCATCTGGCTCACTGTTTCGCTGTACGGGCTAGGTATTGGCTCAGTGATCTGGATATTTATGCGCACGGTTTACGATGGGCAGGCTGATATTATTCGAGAATATGCGCAATTTGCTGCTCAATTAAAAAACCTAGACTATCGGCAACAGGTCGCATTCGGTATCAAATTTCCAACCGTTGGAATACGTTTAGGAGCTACTGAGCCTCTCGAGGTTTTAGACGGTACGAATATTTTATTTGACGATTTCAAACATTATCTTAGAACTTCGGATAGCCGTCAGGTATCACCATTGCGCGGATGGAGAACCAAACAACACAGCGCGGATACCTGGCATGAGATTACGGCGTACCTCGTAAAACTAAAATATGTTTACAAAGACAGCGCGGCTGGTAGTCATTCTCATTTGTGGGCTGGTGCCTGGTATTCGCATCTGAGAGAAATTTATTTAACACCGCGTGATTTAATCAATTTTGGAGAACAGTAATATGAATAATAATAAAAAAGAAGTTATTGCAATATTTTTTATATCTCTTTTAGTTTCTGCCCCGATAGCATATATATATGTTTCGTGGGCGATAGGGTGGTGAGATGGACACTAAACTAAAAACCGCCCTCAAATCTATTCCCGCGAAAGAGCGCGAGAAAATAGAGAAACAAGCGCGTGGCGTGGCACTCGGTAAAATGTCAGACGAGGAGCAGATACAAATTTTAGCATCTGCGCAGTTTGCGAAAAAGACATTAAAAATGGTCGCTGGAATGAATAAAAAACGCCCGCAGCCATTCAGCGATGAGGGCGCATTAGAACTACTGAGCAAATTGGGTCAATGGATGAATGAGAACGATTTGCCCGAAGATGTTTAAATCGCAGATAGTGTGGTAAAATAATAGTGCGTTCACGATCTCCCCTCCTGTGAAAAAGCCTCGTCTAATCGGCGAGGCTTTTTCTATTTAACTTGTGCTATAATTTCATATATCTTTTTAAACTATATAGGAGTAAAACATGGAACTAACCCCCGGATGGAAAACATCAGAATTTCGCGCTACTTTGTTTGCGTTGCTTGCTGGCGCACTTGTTTTGTTTAGCGTAGTCACCGCCGATGAAGCGCAAACGCTTTTTGACGCGGTAGAAACGCTCATCAAAGCCGTTGTTGGTTTAGTAGTTGCCGTTGCGCCGCTTGTCGAGTACATCAAAAGCCGTACTGCGTTGAAGTTAGGCGAATAATATCAACCTAATTAGCCCCGTCTATAATGGCGGGGCAAGGTTTTGTTTATGTATAAACTCATCACAATTATCGCAATTATCACCCCGCTTTTACTGAGCGGTTGCAAAATTATCATTTCATAGGGCGACACATGGCGGCATCAAAGGGCACATTCGAGACAATCCGCGATTTAATATCAAGTGGGAATATAGACCAGTCAAATGTTGATTTGCTTATGCTTGCTGGCATGGCTGATATAAAAGATGAGTTAGATAGTTTTATGAGCGATATAAATAAAAATTATGTGAGGCGCGATGAGAAACGCGAGGAGGAGCAACGCGAGATAAACGATAAAGTCAAAAAAATGTGGGGAATTTACACCGTCCAATTGTGGATGGCTGGTATTATAGGCGCAAACATAATCGCCCTAATTTGGGCACTTATTACAGACAAAATTACAATCGTTGCTATACCATAAATTGGTGACAATTTGAATAAATTTATAGTCTCGCTCAGTGATTTGCATTGCGGTTCTCCCGTTGGCATTTTACCGCCCGGGCAGTGGCAGCTACGCGCGGCGAACATCAAACAGAACGCAGGGCAGCGGCTTACATGGCGTATGTTTTGTGATCACGCTGATATTATCGGCAAAATGCGTACCAATGCAAAATTAATCGTAGTGTTAAACGGCGACATGGTAGAGGGCGTGCATCATGGCAATTTGCAGGTGATGACATCGTACATGCGAGAGCAGGAAGCGATAGCGCAGCACGCGATTGACCATATTTTAGGATTGATGAAATTCACGGAGGGCGACGCGCTCTATTTTGTAGCAGGAACAAATAGCCACGTTGCAGAGAGCGAGGAGCGATTAGCGCGTGATTTTGACGCGATACCGTACCGCAAAGATAGTTCAGTAGATAGAGCGGATGGGCGTTATTGTCACCCGTCTCTCAAATTGAATGTCAACAGGAAGCGGGTATGGTGGGCGCACAAACTCGTAGGCGTTGGTAAGGGCCCGAACCGTGAAAACTCTATGCGCAACTACATGCGGCGATTACGCCTCGATATGTACGCAGAGAAAACAATACCGCCTGATTATCTAATAGGCTCGCACTTCCACCAGCGGCTAGGCGTGCCAGATGCGTACCGTGACCATCTCATGTGGGGCTTTGTTTTACCGAGCTACAAACTGAAAGACGACTACACGTTTGAGGGTTTCGCCCCGTTTGGTCTTAGTGAGATAGGTATGCACTGGATAGAGATTGACGACGACGGGCAAAGCCGCTGGGGATGGCTGAACCACACGACAGAACAAGTGAAAGAGAGGAAAGAGTGAATACATTTAGAGCAGTTTTAGCAATGCCGTTTATCTTTTTGGCAATGTTATTTTTAGTCATAACAATCGTTATTTCTCCTGATATAGCACAGGCTTTTTATGACGGGCTTAAGAAGGCTTTTGAGAAATGACCACCATTACTGAGCAAGAAATCGAAGAACTATTCTACGACACTGACCTAATGGCAGCCCTTGCAGGCGAAACAATGCCGACGCGCGAACAGGGGCAGGGCGTGACTGCGAGTGAGTACGCAAAGTGCTATAATATCAGTGAGAGTACTGCTATGCGCACGTTGCGCCGTTTGGTAGATGCTGGCACGCTGAAAGAAACGCAGATGCTATTTGGGCGCGGTTCGGTTGGCGTATTCGAGAATGTTGTTACTGAGTAAAACATGGCACGCAAAACGAAATTCACAGAGAAAACACGAACAGGCATATTGGACGCGCTACGACACGGCGCGACATATAAAGGCGCGTGTGCTTCTGTGGGTATTCATTTTGAGACGTTTCGCAGATGGCGCGAAAAGGGCGAGAAAATCGCAAACGGCGAAATCAAGCGGCGCAAAAGTAATAATGAATTTGCTCAATTTTATGTTGATTTAGAATCAGCTAGACAGCAATCATTCACATTGGCGCGGCGCGTTGTTTTCGACGCCGGGCAATCAGGGGACTGGAAAGCCGCAGACACCTACCTGACGAAATACGACCCCGAATGGGGCAAAGATAAAAACGTCAATGTCAACCTAAAGAGCAAAATTATCAGGGTCACTTTAATAGGCGATGATTAGCGTAGAGATTGACAAGCGCGTAATGAATACCGCGTATCTGCCATACCTTGAAGCGGAGCAACGAATACAGATTTTTTACGGCGGCTCATCGTCGGGGAAGTCTGTTTTTTTGGCGCAACGCGATATTATCGACCTGCTAAAAGGCGGGCGCAACTTCCTGGTGTGTCGGCAGGTCGGGCGAACGTTGCGCGGCTCAGTAGTGATGGAAGCGCGTAAAATAATCAACGAGTGGGGGCTAGGCGACGTGATGAGCGTCAATAAAACGGACGGCACGATCACCTGTATAAATGGGTATCAGATGGTCTTCTCAGGGCTTGACGATGTAGAGAAGCTAAAATCCGTTGTGCCTGAAAAGGGCGTTTTTACCGACATCCGCATTGAAGAGGCGACAGAAACCGACCGCGATACAGTCAAGCAATTATTGAAACGTCAACGCGGCGGCGACCCGTCAATCAAAAAACGCCTCACGCTATCATTCAACCCTATTCTAAAATTACACTGGATTTATCAGGATTATTTCGCTCCGGTCGGCTGGACTGAAACGCAAACAGAGTACGCAGACGATGATCTGAACATCCTGAAAAGCTGGTACATTCATAATGAGTTTTTGACACCTGATGACATCATGGGGCTAGAGAATGAAACTGATAGCTATTATTACAATGTCTACACGCTAGGCAATTGGGGCGTGTTGGGTGACGTTATTTTCACGAATTGGCGCGTGGAAGATTTGAGCGAGCAAAAAGCGCAATTCACTAACTCACGGCACGGGCTGGACTTCGGTTTTTCATCCGATCCTGCCGCGCTGGTATCGTCTCACTATGACAAAATGCGAAAACGGATTTATATTTTTGATGAGATGTACGAGCGCGGACTGACAAATGACATCCTCGCTGATGAAGTCAAAAACAAAATAGGTCATGCGCGTATTGTCTGCGATAGCGCAGAGCCTAAATCCATTACTGAGCTAAAGCGGTATAATGTAAATGCAAGCGGAGCGCGTAAAGGAAAAGATAGCGTTTTGCATGGCGTCCAGTGGCTACAACAGCACGAAATTATCGTAGACAAAAGCTGTGTAAACACTCAGAATGAATTGCAGTTATACCAGTGGAAAAAAGACAAAAACGGAAACTCACTACGGCAGCCCGTAGATAAAAACAATCATATTATTGACGCTCTGCGTTATGCCTACGAGGATGACATGATACGAAGCCGCGCAGGTTTTGTACACGTCAAAGGACTATAAAAAATGGATATTCTCACATCGCTAGACTTTTTGCAGGTCGGACAAGAGTTCCCGCCGCCGTCGCAGTTGAAGCGATTAAACAAATACCGGCACAATAAACAACTCTACAACAAAACGCGCGTAATTGACCGCAAATCATACAATCACATTGTACAGGTCATGCAGGACAGTTGGCGCGTAGTCCCCTACTCGCTGATGATCAACTTTTACCGCAAAATTAGTTACAAGACCGCTGATATGCTTTTTATTGAGCCGCCGGTATTCGGTGCTGGCGAAGACGACGCGAAAAAAGAAACCGTCAATCAGGTAGTGCTAAACAGTACGCTGCTAGACATCGGCAGACAGAGCGCGATTGACACGTCCCGCTATGGTGAGGGTGTGTTAGTCATTACTGAGCGAGACGGGCAAGGCGTCATCACAATTACTCAGCCTCGTTACTGGTTTCCAGTCGCAGACCCTGAAGATTTGCGTAGTATCAAATATCACGTTTTGGCGTGGATTGGCGACGAGCGCAACACAAAAGACGGGCGAGAGTTTACGCTGACCGTTCACATCCACGAAAAAGGCTCAGTAACGAAATATGAGGCGAAGCTAAAAGGCAACTTAATTGAATCGGTTAAAGAAATTGAGGCTATTAACACGGGATTAGATGATTTCGCCGTGTTACCAGTACAACCCAATCTAACCAGCGATAGCGCGTTTTCAGATGACGACTATACCGACATTGAGGACATTGTTACTGAGATACAGACACGCATCCAGCAGATAGCGAAAGTGCTGGACAAACACGCAGAGCCTCTGTTATCAGGTCCCGCATCTGCTTTGACATTAGACCCTGATACGGGAGAGCGCGTCATGGTGGCGGGTGGTAATTTCCTGATGAGAGAAACGAATGATGACCCGATTGTTGAGTACATCACATGGGACGCTCAAATGGACGCGAGTTTCAAAGAAATCGAGCTAATGATGAACTTGCTCGCTATTATTAGCGAAATGGGACCAGCCATTTTCTACGATGAAGTTTTGAAGCTCGGTAGTATTAGCGGGCGCGCCTTGCGTATGCTGTACATCAACGCGCTAAACAAAGTCGCTCGTACCCGCAACGCTTTTGACAGCGTTCTGAAACGCGGCATCTATCTCGCGTCACAGATTGGTTACTCAGTAACGCTAGAACGTGATGACGTTGGCATCAAATGGAATGACGGTTTGCCAGACGACCCGATGGAAAAAGCGGAAATTGGCAAAATCCGCTTAGACAATGCGCCCAGCGATAGCGTAATCTCACAGATTATGCAGCAGGACGGATTGAGCGAAGAACAAGCACAGGAAAAATACGACCAGATGCAAACGGAGAACGCGCAGAACGTGCCTCCGCTGAATTTGGGCGGGTTTGGTGAAAATATAGGAGAAAATAATGAAACTGAATAAAGCTGAACAGGTCGGAGAATTGAAAACAGCGCGTGCGATTAGCGTTCCTTACGCCGTTTTTTTGCTAACGGCAGCGGTCGTCATGCTCGTTTTCGCCGCATATCTCGGTTCTGAAAGTTTACAATCTTTCGGCAAAATCACATTTTGGTTGTCAATCGTTGGGCGTTGTTTTTCGTGGCTCATGGA